AATCCGATGTATGTGAAAGAAGAAGGTGGTGGAAGAGGAAGGGGAAGAGGAAGGGGAAGAGGAAGGGGAAGAGGTAGAGGTGGCAGAGTACCAACTCCATCAGGTGGTGGCAGAGTACCAACTCCAACTGCAGGAGGTGCAACCAATCTGCTGAAGGGTGTTGCATTACCTGCGATTGTAGCAGGTGCCGTGGGCTACGGTGTGGACGCTGCGGCAGGTGCGCTAGGTGTTGGTGGAAAAGAAATTGATGAAGCGCAAGATGACAAAAATTGGCAACAATTTAACCTGATCGAGAAAGCGGAATCTAGTCTGGCTAGAACAATAGAAAATGTAGGAAGTTTTATTGGCCTTAGTAATATGGCTAATCAAGCGAGAAGCGAGAGAATAGCCTTAGAAACAGCGCATCTAGCAGCCAAGACTGGTTCCACTGCCCAAGATCCAGAAGCTCTGCGCAAGATTGCCGAAGACCAGCAGGCGTCGCTAGACGATTCAAAAAAACTGCAGGACCAGCTCAAAGAAGAATTACGTGTTAAAAAAGAAGCGTTGGCGCTTGCTATCAAAGCGAATCAGCAGGCAAGATTTTCTGCAGCCACACAACAGGCACAACGAGCACTGGATAAGGAAAAACGTGAGATTGAAGCAAGATTGGCAGCAAATGGTAAAAAAGTACAAGAAGGCCTAACAGCTACTACCAAAGCATTAGATGCTGCAAAGAAAGCCGAACTCGATGCTGTAAAAAAAGCAGAAGAAGCAGCTAAAACAACAACCGAAAAACAACCAGAGTTGAATTTCAATAGTCCTCAACAATTGTATGACTCATTCCGAAATCAACGTAATGGAGGTGCCGGAGCTCCGCAAATAGCACCGCCGAGCGGTCAACCAGGTGGCAGCTCATCTTCATCTGCAATTGGTACTGGTCTAGGTGCAGTAGCAGAAAAATATGAGTCAGCTGGAAGAGGCAGCGGCACAGTTGGTTGGGACAAAAGCGGTGGTACTAGCTACGGTAAAAAACAAATTTCATCCAGAGCCGGTGCTATGACCGACTATCTTAAGTTCCTTGAAAAGACAGGAAAAGGAGATGTTGCTAAAAAATTACGTGATGCAGGAATAGAAAAGGACACTGGTAGTACCAGTGGTAAAGCAGTTGATGTGTGGAAAGAAGTTGCAGCTAGCGGTGCGTTAGGCAACAGCGAAAATGAGTTTTTAGGACAAGGCTATCAAACGGCTCTAAGAGGCCTAAAAGATCAAAGTCTACAATCAAGAATTAGCGGTAGTCGTGCTCTTCAAGAAATGTTGTTTAGTACCGCTGTACAACACGGCGCCGGCGGCGCAATGGGAATCTTTAACAGCGTGTTTAAGCCGGGCATGACAGACGAACAATTGGTAAAAGCTGTTTATGCGGAAAGGGGAGCGGATGGTGGAAAGAAACACTTTACCAAAAGTAGTGCCAATGAAAGAGCCGGAGTTGTAAACAGATTCGGAAGAGAACAACAAGATATATTAGGATTATTAGGAACGCCTGGCACAGCGCCGGGTAGCCCCACTACAGCGCAATCAGCTGCAACCACTCCTACTACAGCGCAATCAGCCGCAATAATTCCTACCGCTACGCAGGTGGTTGCGGCAACCGCCCCCACTGCTGTTGCAGCAGTGCCTCCAGGAGCCATTGCTCCAACTAATCCAGGAACAGGAGCTGCAGGAGCTGGTGGTGGATCAAATCAGAATGTGGTGTTGGCCAGCTTGGATTTGTTAAATAAACAGATGGGGCAATTGATTGCAATCAGTACTGCTATTAGAGATGTCAATGACAGTCAATTACGCGGTATTCGTGCTATGAGTAATGATGGCTTTATGAGTGCTGGTTAATTGCGTATTGAAACATGGCAACAGAACTGCGTTTGATTGTGCCTTAACAATTACATTTTGGAAATTTGATCCATGTCATGGAAAAAGTATTTTACACCAGTTAAGTTAGACAATCAAATGGGTTCGTCTAGTCCAATCTCTGGTGGTGGCCGTCCAGGTCCTGCTCGTGCTAATTATTCTAGCTATCTTCCTGATGTCTATGCAGGCACCCCTAATCGTATTGAACGTTATATGCAGTATGACACCATGGATATGGATTCAGAAGTCAACGCCGCCCTAGATATTCTAGCAGAGTTCTGCACACAGAAAGACAAAGAAAATGCCACTCCTTTTCAAACTTTCTATAGAGGCAATCCCACTAGTACTGAAGTTAAACTCATAAAAGAAAGTCTTCAGAAATGGACCAAACAACAACAATTTGAAACTAGAATTTTTCGCATAGTTAGAAACGCTTTCAAGTATGGCGACGTATTTTTTATCCGTGATCCTGAAACCAAAAAATGGTTGTTTGTGGATGCAGCCAAGGTCACTAAAATTATTGTTAACGAATCAGAAGGCAAAATTCCAGAACAATATGTAGTCAAAGACATTAATTTTAATTTTAAAAATTTAATTGCAGTTACTCCACACGGCACAACAAATACCAGTCCAAGTGGAACATCAACAAGCTATTCAGGCGGTAGTCAAGGTAGAGGCATGGTAGGCAATGTTAGTCAACCTCCAGGAACTAGATTTCACAATCAAACCAACGAAGTCACAGTTGATGCCAAAAACGTAATTCATATCAGTTTATCAGAAGGACTAGATGCAAACTATCCTTTTGGTAATTCATTATTAGAATCAGTATTCAAAGTCTACAAGCAGAAAGAATTGCTTGAAGATGCTATTATTATCTATCGTGTACAACGTGCTCCTGAAAGACGTATATTCTATATTGACGTTGGAAATATGCCTGCACACATGGCCATGAGCTTTGTAGAACGTGTTAAAAACGAAATTCAACAAAGACGTATTCCGTCATCAACAGGTGGCGGCAATAATGTTATTGATGCCAGCTACAATCCTCTAAGTGCTTCAGAAGACTACTTCTTTCCACAGACCGCTGAAGGACGTGGATCAAAAGTTGACACACTAGCAGGCGGTACAAATCTTGGTGAGATCACAGATCTACGCTTTTTTACCAACAAGTTATTCCGTGCTTTGAGAATACCGGCAGCCTACTTGCCCACAGGAATTGAAGAAGCTTCAAACACGGTTGCTGACGGAAAGGTAGGCACAGCTTATATTCAAGAATTACGTTTTAACAAATATTGCGAACGTTTACAAAACAGTATTGTGGAAACATTTGATTTGGAATTCAAGTTATGGATGGAAAGCAATGGTGTAAACATTGACCCAAGTCTATTTGAATTAAAGTTTAACCCTCCACAAAACTTTGCGGCCTATCGTCAAAGTGAACTAGATACTGCCCGTGCAGCTACATTTGCACAGCTACAAGAAATTCCACATCTCAGCAAACGGTTTGCTATGAAACGATTCTTGGGCATGACTCAAGAAGAGATCACAGAAAACGAACGCATGTGGAGAGAAGAACAAGGCGGCAATCTAAAACCAGTGCTAGATGCCGGCGGCCAAATGAGATCTGTGGGAATTACTCCTGCAGGAACACAGGCAGATCTAGCAAGTCAGGCAGAAGAAGCGCCAGAAGAAGCACCAGTAGACACAGGCGCAGAAGGCGAAGCTGCGCCAGCAGAAGCACCGGCCCAGTGATAAATATCATATGCTCCTACTAGAATTCCTTTATTTCAATGACAACAACAACGACTTTGCAGTTGATCGTCGTTATGAAAATAACAAAGACAGCTCTGTGCTCAAAAGAAGTGACACTAGAAAAACTCGTCTAACACTAAGACAAATCAATAGACTGCGCATGCAGGCAGAAGCACACGACTATGAGCGTGATTCTGAATTAGAATTTGTAAGACAGATGTATGGAGCACCAGCAGGTGAAGCAGAGCAACCAGCAGAATAACGTTGCATTTGTACTAGGCAACGGCACCAGCAGGCGCAGTTTAAACCATAACAGCTTACTAGATAAGGGCATAGTCTACGCCTGTAATGCCATGTACAGAGAATTTGAACCGCACTATCTCATAGCTGTAGATGTTAAAATGGTCAATGAAATAGTAGCATCTGGTTATAACAAAACACATGCTGTATGGACCAATCCCAACAAAGGCATTAGTACCAAGCATCATCTCAATCTATTCAATCCACACAAGGGGTGGAGCAGTGGTCCTACAGCTCTTTGGTTTGCCAGCGAGCAGGGACATAGAGACATTTATATTTTTGGATTCGATTTTCAAGGTCTGCAGGGTAGATTCAACAATATGTACGCAGATACCTACAACTATAAAAAAACCAGCGACACAGCCACCTTCCATGGCAATTGGCTAAGTCAGACCGAAAGAACTATCAAAGATTTTAGACATACTCAATATTATCGTGTAATCAATCCAGGAGACTTTGTACCCGATCAACTGGGCATACAGATCAAAAACATCAAGCACATCACCTATGACGACTTCAACAGTCGTTTTCCTGGCTGTACTTATACAGCAGAAACTGTTCAAAAAACTACCATTTAACCCCAGATTGTAATCATAGTGTTAAATAAAAGCACAGCCTAACCATCTTGAAGGAGAATATAACATGGCAGAAAAATCACTACTTGAGCAGATGCTCGAGCGTTTGGTCAATGACGATCAAGCTAAAGCAGAAGAATTATTCCACGAGTACGTAGTTGGAAAATCTCGTGAGATCTACGAAAATCTAATCGAAGCTGAAATGGCTGACGATGAAGAAACAGATCCAGAAGATCCAGAAGTCAAAGAAGAATCAGAAGTCGATGAAGAAAACGACTTGGACGAAGAATTTGAAGAAATTGCCTACGAAGGCGACGACGAAGTTGGCGGCCCAGCAGGTGACATGGGTGATGACCTAGCAGGCGAACTAGGCCCTGAAGAAGAGGGTGATGAAGACCTAAGCGCAAACAGCGAAGAAGAATTATTCCAAGACCTAGACAGCATTGTAGACGAACTACAAGCACGTTTTGACAAGCTAGGCGGTGGCGAAGAAGGTGGTATGGACGGCATGGACGGAATGGACGGCAAAATGAAAGATGATTTCGATCTAGCCACAGTACGTGAATATGTTGAAAAAGTTCCAGGCGGCCACGGCGCAGAAAAGAAAGGTCAAGGTGAAGGAGCACTGTCAGGCACAGGCAAACTAAGCCAAGGTTCTAGCACAAATGCCAAGTCTATTGTTGCAGGAAAAAATGACATGGGTGGTACAACAGCCAACATTCTAGGTAGCAAAGAAGAAGCAGCCAAGTATGTGGGTTCAGGTGGCGGCCAACTAGGCGGATCTAGCCTATTCAAAGGTACACCAAAAGAAGATAATGCAGGTAATATCAATGTTCCAGGCGGCAAGGCAGGTGGTGCTTTTTCAACGAAAGAGCCAGGTCATGGTGCAGAGAAGAAAGGTGAAGCTGAAGGCAAATTTAGCGGCACAGGTGGTTCTTCCGGTTCAGTTGATAAAGCAAGCCTTTTCCGTGGTCGTAGGTAATAGGACATAATGGTGAAAACTAACCTTAGCGAACAATTGAGTTTCGATCAGGCTAAGATTGTCTTGGAGAGCGAAGAAGAGAACGGTAAGAAATCGCTGCACTTGAACGGTATCTGCATTCAAGGAGATATCCGTAATCAGAATCAGCGAATTTATTCTTCTCAAGAGATTGGCAAGGCTGTCAAAACGCTCAACGAACAGATCTCTGGCGGATATTCTGTTTGCGGAGAGTTAGATCATCCTCAGGATTTAAAAATCAATCTAGATCGTGTTAGTCATATGATTACCAAGATGTGGATGGATGGTCCTAACGGCTACGGAAAACTTAAAATTATCCCAACTCCAATGGGTCAGTTAGTTCAGACCATGTTGGAGTCGGGAGTAAAGTTGGGTGTATCGAGTAGAGGTTCCGGTGAAGTAGATGGCAGTGGTAATGTTCAAGGTTTTGAAATTATCACAGTTGATATTGTAGCACAACCTAGCGCCCCGGGAGCTTACCCAACTCCAGTATACGAACATTTAATGAATACATTAGGTGGAAATCAGGCATTTAAAATAGCACAAGAAGTCAAAGGCGACCCAAAGGCACAGAAATACATAGCAGAGAGTCTGGTGAAGATCATCAGAGGTCTCAAATAACAGTAGGAGAATCACATGCTAGATTTCGTTAAACAGTTGTTTGAAAACAATGTGATTTCCGAAGAACTTAAATCGGAAATTGAATCAGCTTGGCAAAGCAGAATTCAAGAAAATCGTGACCAAGTCACTGCCACACTTCGTGAAGAATTTGCACAGAAGTACGAGCACGACAAGACCGCGATGGTAGAAGCCGTTGAAACAATGTTAGCAGACCGCCTACAGGCAGAGCTATCAGAGTTGGCTGAAGACCGTCAAGGACTTATCGATGCACGTACAAAATACACACAAAAAATGAAATCAGATGCTACAGCAATGGAAGCATTTGTATTGAATAATTTGCGCAAAGAACTTGCAGAATTACACGAAGATCGTAAAGCAGTTGCTAACAACGTTGGTAAATTAGAATCTTTTATCGTGGATGCACTAGCGAAAGAAATCGCGGAATTCCATGCAGATAAGAAAGACTTAGCTGAAACTAAAGTAAAACTGGTGCGCGAAAGCAAAGCCAAGTTTGAACAGATCAAGAAAGATTTTATTGCTCGCTCATCAACTATCATTCAAGAAACAGTCTCTAAAGGACTCAAAGCTGAAATGGTACAGTTGCGCGAGGACATTGACGCTGCCCGCAGAAATGATTTTGGCCGCAGAATTTTTGAAAGTTTTGCCAGCGAGTACGCTGCCAGTCATCTCAATGAGAAGTCTGAAACAGCTAAACTTCTAAGAGTAGTTGCTGCAAAAGAGCAAGAACTTGAAGAAGCAGCAAAAATTGTTGCAGAAACACAAAAATTAGTAGAAAGTCGTGAACAACAGCTACGTATTGCACAAAACACAATGGATCGCAAAGAAGTTATGAGCGAATTGCTTGGCCCATTAGGTGGAGACAAACGTGAAGTGATGAAAGAATTACTTGAGTCAGTTCAGACAGAAAAACTATACACCGCTTATGACAAGTACCTACCTTCAGTAATGAATGGTGGCAATGCTCCAGTCAAGAAAGCGTTGACCGAAGGCAAAGAAATTACAGGCGATAAAAATCAGGCACAATCTTTTGGCAGAGAAGAAAAATCTGCTGAAATTTTTGACATCCGCAGGCTTGCGGGACTAAAAGTTTAAGGAGAACTATAATGTCACAATTACTCGAGTCACGCTGGTCGGAGACCAAAGAAGCTCTTTTAGAAGGTCTTCAAGGTAACAAGCGTTCAGTAATGGCAACTACTCTAGAAAATACTCGCAAGTATCTAGCTGAAAGTGCTACTGCTGGAGCTACATCCGCTGGCAACGTTGCAACCCTAAATCGTGTGATCCTTCCAGTGATCAGACGTGTACTACCTACCGTTATTGCTAACGAATTAGTCGGCGTACAACCAATGACTGGCCCAGTTGGTCAAATTCATACACTACGTGTTCGCTACTCAGATAGCTTCACAGGTGCTACAGGTGGATCTACAACAGCTGGTGAAGAAGCACTAAGCCCGTTCAAGATTGCTGAAGGCTATTCTGGTAATACCAACGGTGTAGCTGATGCAACAGCTGCCAAAGAAGGTGTTGCTGGTAACAAACTAAGCATTCAAATCTTGAAGCAGACAGTTGAAGCCAAGACACGTAAGTTGTCAGCTCGCTGGACATTCGAAGCAGCTCAAGATGCACAAGCCCAACAAGGTATTGACATCGAAGCTGAGATCATGGCAGCTCTTGCACAAGAGATCACTGCTGAGATCGACCAAGAAGTTCTACGTAGCCTAGGTACTTTGGCTGCTGGCGCAGGCAATACAGTAGCGTATGATCAGACAGGTGTGTCTGGTACAGCTACATTCGTTGGTGACGAGCATGCTGCATTGGCAGTTGCTATCAACCGTGTTGCTAACGTGATCGCTCAGCGTACACGTCGCGGTGCTGGTAACTGGGCTGTTGTTAGCCCACAAGCATTGACAATTCTTCAAAGTGCTACAACTTCTGCGTTCGCAAGAACAACAGAAGGTACATTCGAAGCACCTACAAACACTAAGTTTGTTGGTACATTGAATAGCGCAATGAAAGTGTATGTTAACACATACGCTGCTGATGACAGCGCAATTGTTGTTGGTTATAAAGGTTCTAGCGAATCTGATGCAGCAGCATTCTATTGCCCATACATTCCATTGATGAGCAGTGGTGTTGTTCTAGACCCAAGCACATTTGAGCCAGTTGTTTCTTTCATGACCAGATATGGTTATGTTGAGTTAACAAATACTGCTTCATCTCTTGGTAATGCAGCAGACTACCTAGGTCGTGTAACAATCGCTGGTGTTTCTTATACCTAATCCGTATTAGCAATTACTACGACAAGTTCAAAAAGGCTCTTCGGAGCCTTTTTGTTTGACTTAAATATCGGTATGAAAGTAGAAAGCGATCAAGATTTTAAAAAATTACAAAATCAATTTAGCTTATGGCGCACACGCTTTCCTATGTTTAGACACGATGTACAACAAATAGAACGTATGATAAACATGCACATACAAGAGCATAGTAAAATTATGGTTGCTCACAGGCAAACTCACAGCAGAAGCCATTTAGAACGAGCTCAAAAAGAAATAGATTCTATCAATCAGATTATAGCCACAGTAGAAAAATTAGAGTTAATGGCTATGCTGAGTCGCGGATAAATAAAGTATCTAGAAAAGATTGTGCGGAGCCACCGTGCATGACCTAGAACGTCACTCAAAGGAGAAAATCAAATGGCAAATAAAGTAAATAACCGATATTTCGGACAAACAGGTGTAGCCGCTACACCAACACTACCAGTTAGAGTATATAACGGTTCTGCAAAAGAAGGCTATATTGTAAATCAAGTTGGAGCACGTAGATTTAAATGTGCAGACGATACCACAACTTATACCGATGGAACAAATGCATTAACAGTTGGCAGTCAATATGTTATTGTATCTGTTGGCGATTCAAACTTTGCTGAAATCGGTGCAAGAGCAAATGCAGCAGGAATTGTTTTTACAGCTACAGCTACAGCAACTACTGGTGGAACTACAGGCACAGTCTACGAAGTAATTACAGCTAAATTAGTGCAAGGTACTGCTAGCGATCCTACCGCAGCTAATACAGCCACACTAGTTGGTATTGTAGCGGGTGCGGGCCAACGTCCTGTTACACTAAAGAAAATTAATTACAGAACAGCAGTTGACTTTAGCGGAAACCGTTATAAGTGGTCATTAAGTGATGACTCTACACAGACCTTGTTAATTTTAACCGCTATTTAATCTAGGAAGTAAACATGGGACAGTTTGTACAAGTAAGTGGTGATTACAATATCAAATCCGGTGAAGGCGCTGTTATCACGCTGGATACTGGTGCTGGTGTTGGCACCACTCGCGTTACTGGAAATTTAATCGTTGAAGGTGATACACTAAATGTCTCTGTTGAAAACTTAAATGTACAAGATAACATCATTACCCTAAACTACGGTGAAACAGGTAATGGTGTTAGTTTAAGATATTCGGGGATCGAAGTTGATCGAGGACTTGCAACTAATGTTTCTTTATTGTGGGATGAAAACGACGACTCTTGGAATTTAAAAGAAGGCGGCGGATATAATACCAGCAAACTTAGATTAAAAGAAATTTTAACTAACAGTGATACTGATAGCGGTGATTTAACTTTAATTGGTACAGGCACAGGTGTTGTCAAAGTAGCAGGAACCACGGCCTATGAACTACAGGTCACCGATGATGACGACGTACCCAACAAGAAATATGTAGATGATGCAATTCAAACCAATCCTACTTTCCAAATTCTAAGAGGAGACACCAGAGCCGCAGCATTTGACATTGGCAATCCCATTGATCCTGGTTTATTTCCTATCGGACCGTTTTTCACACAACCACCAGAAAGTGTTATAGGATTTGCTGTAGATGATAATATTGTGGCGCAATTTTTCCGTAACAGAGTGCAGCTTGCAGGCATCAATTTCTTTCTAGAAGACCCCACACCCGATGCTCCCGGCATCCCCGATGCCACCGTGCTACAAACAGTCAACACCAACGGCAATATCAAATTAGAAACCAATGGCACTGGCAAAGTTCAAATAACCTATGCTCTGCAGTTGGATAATCCTGGCGCAACTCCGGCAGCAGTTTCAAATGCCAGCTTGGTCTACGGTGGATCGATTGGTACTGGTAGTACAGGTGTTTATTTTAGAAACACTGTTAATAATGACGAATTAATAAGCAAGAGCAAGGCTCTTGTTTTCAGCATGATATTTTAAGAGATAATAAAAATGATATACAGCACACGACTAACAACTTCAGGAGATACGCTAGTGTTTACCAGCACTAGTACAGGAGCCCCAGTTGGTGGCGCGGTGGTTGCGCAAGATAATGCTATTACAAATATTATAGTTTGTAATACAGGAACACCAAACTTAACTGACGAAACTGTTAACAGTTGTACTCTTACATTGAACCTAGTAGCAGCAGGTGGAGTAAGTTCTGATACCAATACTATTGTTAAAAATCTAATTGTACCTGCAGGAGAAACTGTGTTTTTCAGCGATGAAAGAATAGTATTAAGAGGAGCCAGCAGTTACGGTAACGATCAAATACGTGCTACAGCCAGTGTGGGCAATCTGTTAAGCATCACAGTGAGCGCACTACCAGTATGAGATTCCTAAAACAAAAAACTCTCAGCAAGTACAGTCCCAGTGATCAATCACTGTTTACCAACCATTTTGGTCGTGCAGTCATGCAGCTCACTGGAGGACTTAGATTACCCAAAGGAACCACAGCACAACGTCCACAACTCAGCGGTGTTAGAACCACAGGTGCTGCCAATGGATTTATGAGATACAATACCACCACCAATTCCATTGAAGCCTATATTGATGGAGTGTGGGAAGTGGTTAGAGCTCCAGGAGCCACTGCTATTACCAAGCAGACTCTAGGTCCCGGTGATAATGTAGAAACTACATTTGGTCCTTTAACAAAAATACCAAACAGTGACAACAACATTTTGGTATTTGTGGAAAACGTATTTCAAATTTCCACAACCAACTACAATCTTGTAAACAACTATCTTGGATCAGGCAATACCCATATTGTTTTTACCAGTTCAGTGCCTTTAGACAAATATATAACCATATACTTTGGCTACGCTGACTAATATTACTGGAGCGAGTCAATGTCAGAACCGTTTGTAGCACAACTTGGTAGAATCAGCGGCAAGCTGCTGTCAGACAACCTTGTTAGAAACGGCACGCCTCTAACTTTTAGAAACGGTCCAGTAGATGCCGATCTGTTATATCTAGATGTCAACAATGCAAGAATTGGTATCAATACCAATCCTCCTACAGAAGCCTTAGATATCACTGGATCGTCTAGAATTGGCACAAATGTGCTGGTAACTGGTACTGCTGCAACCATAGACAACATAATTTTAAATACTTCCGGTACTGTGACGTCCACTGTGGGTCCTATTATTATTTCACCTACTGGGGCGGATGCTTATGTTCAATATGGAAAAGTGTTAACTCCTGAATTTGAAATTAAAGATAATCGAATTAGAGGATTAGATACTAATTCAGATATCACATTAGATACCAGTGGTACAGGCAAGGTTGATATTTTAGCCAGCACAGATATTGCCGGCAACCTAGCAGTTACTGGAAATATACAATCAACTGGCAATGTTAGATTAGATGGTCAATTTATCATAGGTGATAGTCCTTTAGATACAATTGCTATTGCTCCTGATTTTACACAAAGTATTTTGCCTGGACTAACAGATACCTACGATTTAGGTACAGCAGTTAAGAGATGGAGAGACCTTCACCTCTATGATATGAACGGTGCTGATGCAGTTACCACACAAAATTTATTCATTAGCGAACAAGTACAATTTAGTAACACTAATACTATTTCAACACTGCAAAGCAACGATAATTTAATTGTGTCTTCTGCTAGCGGTGTTGTTAGAATAGATGATATTTCTATAACAAAAACGTCAACAATTGGCCTATCAAGAAAAAAATATGCAGGAGATGCTGATCTAGATTCACAGTGGTTTGCTGGAAAAACTCCAGTTGAAACAACGGTTCTTACAGCAGGCATTATCCAAGGTGTCGACAATTTTACAAGTCCTGGTAGCTTAACTCCTTTTAGTTTTTTGTATACTGGATTCTTTCTAGCACCAACTACTGCCACATATACATTCACAATATTTGCCGACGAGAAAGCATACATTTGGTTGGGCAACTATGCCACAGCAGGATATACAAATGCAAATGCCAATGCCTACAGTGATTACTTTACTTCGCATACTGGCACTTTTTCTGTTCCGCTAACAGCAGGACAATTTTATCCAATAAGGCTGCAATGGTCAAATTTAGGCGGTCCTGGAGATCTTACAACGTTCACGTGGGCAAATGATGCAGGCCAAGCAACCACAGCAGATTTTACAGGTAGAGTTTTCACAGAACCATCAGCCGCAGGTGTTCAAGCCAACACAATTACCAACCTAACAAATGGTGCGCTTACTCTAAGTCATACAGGTCAAGGCTATCTAACCATCAACGATACCAATGCTTTTAGAATTCCATTCGGAACCACTGCTGAACGCACTGCCTATGAAGTTGGTGCAACTCGTTGGAACAGCGAAATAGGCTATATGGAATGTTTCGACGGCGGAGTTTGGCAAGTGGCTACTGGTGGTGGTATTGTTATTACTGCACCTATCATGGAAGAACTTGGCCACGTTTACACTCTCATCTTCGGCTAATTAGCCAATTGAACTAAATACTTGTAATTGCAGCTAACGACCAATTTGCTGCAGGATTCGACTGTGGTAAACCAGCAGAGAGCGCAAGCTGAAAATTTGGTTATCGGTGAAACACCGGGTATATAGGAGAGCACATGGCTATTGGTCGTATTTCCGGTCCGCTCTTAAAGTCAAACTTGATTCGTGACGGAGTCAATTTGGCCTTTGAGACGAACCTTCTTTATCTTGATGTTGTTAACTCTCGCATCGGTATCAACACGGCTGCTCCTCAATACCAATTAGACGTAGTCGGCACAGCCCGTACTACAGATCTCGAAGTTCTAAATCAACTAGACATTGGAAATTTTACCATCACGGGTAACACTATTTCTAGTGATCTACCAACCATAAGTTTTGTTGCATCTGGTGGTGAAGCTACAGCCTATCATTCTAGACTGGTAGTCAACGACATAGAACTCAGCGGCAACAAGATTTCTACCACAGCATCCAATGCCAATCTAGAATTAGATCCTAGCGGCACAGGCAAGGTAGATATACAAAGTGCTACAGACATTACGGGTAATCTACTGGTAAACGGTAACATCACTGCAACTGGTGATATTACCATAGGTGGTAATCTTACTATTGGTGATGCATTAACTGATACCATCACTATCAACGCCAGCATACGCAGCAGCCTAATCCCAGAAACAGATAACACATATGACCTAGGCTCATCGTCATACAAGTGGAGAGCAATTTATACACAGGGTATTTTTGCCACAAATTTAAGTCTAAGCACTTTCGATATCGGTAACATACATTTAGAAAATAATGCTATTACCACAACTGGTGGTACAGACCTTGTAATAGATCCTAGCGGAACCGGCAATTTAGTAATTGGTGATTTCCACATTAGAGGTAACTCAATTACCAATGTGGCAAACAATAGTATTACAGAACTATCGCAACAGGGTAGTGGTTATTTTAAAATTGCAGGTACAAATGCTTTTGTTGTACCGCGTGGTACAACAGGCGAGCGTCCAACTGCTTATGCTGTTGAAGGCATGACTCGTTATAACACTGATGCAAAAGCATTGGAAATTTGGGACGGCCTACAGTGGTCTAGTCCTGCAGGTACAATTGGTGCTGTATCAGAAAGTACAGCCAACGACATTGCAATTAGATTTGCATTGACACTAGGATAACACAATGCCAACCACATTCAAACACGCAGTCAACTCAGGCATAGGAACAACACCAGTAGATGTGTTGCAGATTCCTGTGGGATTTAGAGCAACAGTAATCGGATGCAATATTGCAAACTCAACAGAATACGACACAGTCAGCGTTGATGTCTATGTAGTCAGTGATGATAGCACTCCGGCATATTATGTTAGGGGTTTAGCAATACCGCCAAACTCAGCAGTAAAAATTATTACCAATGGTGAAAAATTAATTTTACCAGAAACATCAGGATTGAGAATTGTCAGCGATACCGCAAACGGTGTTGACACAGTGATCAGTTATGTGGAATTATCTTAAGGACTAAATTATGGCAAACAACTATTATCTAGGTAATGATCCGCAAACTGCACTGGGAGCTACTCCAAGATTTTTTTACGGACTGAGAAAAAATGAAAACGGCAGCTTGTTCCTAGAGCGCAGTGATCAAACCAAGGGCAATGATTCAATTCAACTAAACAGTCCTGGACTAGAAGAAGAAAACTACACAGATTTTGAAGTAGGAGTTGATTTTTTTGAAGGCATTGATGTCAATCACAATCCAGTCTATGATAATTTAAGATATCAGCAATATAGATGGGATGATAGAGCATTGTTCTATTTTATCAACGACGAAGGTGAATTGGTAGTAAGAATAGGCAGCGGTCACACCTACGACAACGGCGCATCAGAGGGTTAATGTAAATCATGGCAGAATTCAAACTTAGTAGATTCAAATATACATGGCACGGAGAATGGACTCCGGGTGCTAGATACAATCCCGACTATGTGGTCAGCTACGGCGGCAAAGTATATGTCAGCTTAGAAACACATAATTCCAACACCAACTTCTATGCTGATCTAGACTACTACAACAACGACAGTCCACCCCTGTTGGTTCCTAAATGGGAATTAATAGCAGACGGAGTTAGCTGGCTGGGAGATTGGACCAACAGCACATACTTCAAACGAGGTGACACGGTCAAATACGGCGGAGTGGTATATCTCTGTGTAACAGGGCATACTTCAAGTCCAGCCATTATATACGATGCCGAGGGAAATGTAGTATCTTCTCCAGGTTTAGCAGCCTTTGCTAGCGATACTGTAAACTGGACAGTGCAGGTTAGTTCACAAGACTGGAAAATCGATTGGGCTGTCAATACCTACTACAAGATCAATGATGTTGTGAGATATGGAGGTATTGTATACCGTTGCGTAGACTCACACCTGTCAGCAGCTGACCTTGCTGGAGGACTTGAGGGTAGTCAAGCACAGTGGGCGGTGGTATCACTGTCAGACGATTGGCGCGGCGACTGGACCATAGACACACGATTCAAGGTCAATGACGTTGTAAAATACGGCGGCAATGTCTATAAATGTCAGTTAGCACATACATCTGCATCTAATGCTGCTGACGGGCTACCGGCCGATCAAGCTAAGTGGGCGTCATTGCATGTTGGAGTGGAATACAAAGGTTCCTGGACCGCATCACAAATATACAAGTTAAATGATGTGGTAAAATATGGATCATATCTATATGTGGCCACAGTCTTTCACACAAGCGGATTAGATTTTGATTCTATACATTGGAGCGTGTATTGTCCAGGACAAGAATATGATGTTGTATGGACAACAACCACAGTATACCAAGCAGGCGATATTGTCAGCTACGGTGGAAATCTTTATGCAGCCATAGAGGCAAACACTAATCAAAATCCAGCTGTCATACTGTCAGCTTGGGAATTGCTATTTGAGAATTCAAGAATTAGAGGCGATTGGACACAGATTGAATCTTATAAAATTGGAGATGTTGTCAGAAGAGGCGGGAATGTCTATCTTGCACATCAAGACAGCGTAAATCAAGATCCCGATTTTTTAAATGATGACAGTACCACCAATGAGGACTATTGGGATCTAGTGATTCCCGGTGTAAGATGGCGAGGTGTTTGGAGCCAAGATCAAATTTATCTTGCAGGCGACACCGTGGTATGGGTGGCCAGTTCATATCGTTGCCTGGACAAACACCTATCAAGCCAAACTAATAGACCAGATGATGACGGTGAAGTGGGTTCTACTCTAGAAGGTAGATATTGGGCAAAAATTACCGACGGCAACAAGATCAACCGCATGAAAAACATAGGTGATCTAAGAACATTTGGCCCCACAGATGACGGCAGCACAGTGGGCTACAAGGCTTTAGAAATTGGCACACAGGGATTGACTTTGGGTGTAATTAACGGTGAACCTCAGTGGGATCCTTTGGCCAGCACAGAAAAAGTATACTATGTGGCAGAATTCGGCGAGGATCTACCAACTGCCGGCACTAGCCCTCAAAATCCATGGCGTACAGTGAGATATGCCTGTGAGAATATCACAGGCTATGCTACAGTATTTGTTAGAACCGGAGTATTTGATGAGATACTTCCGATTCGAGTTCCTGCATTTGTGGCCATAGTAGGAGATGAACTTCGCAGTACTGTGATTCAACCTGCCAACACAGTGCTGACCAATGACTACATATTGAGAATACTGGCTGCTGCAGATTATGTCAAGACCATGTTGAATTGGATTATTAGAGAATTACCTGTAGGCGATCCAGTGTTGGCTATCGGGTCTGTTGTACGCGGCACTATTGCGCAGGATTTTTCAGGCACACCTGCCACATCCAACGAAGTGTTGATCACAACTTCATTGTTGGATCAATTTGAAACAAGACTAGAAACAAGTAATCCGGCCAGCATCAATGGTACCAACGCTATTACGGCAGATGCGGCACGACTTGCGGCTAGAGCACAGATAGTAGCCAACAAAAATTTTATAAAAAATGAAACTACATTATATATTGATGCAGAATTTGATGATTCAACAGGAGCATTGGGCACTGAATCTCCAAGATGGAGCACAGATCTAGACAGGATATTAGATGCGGTGATCTATGACATAGCCTATGTTGGCAATTATAAAACCATAGAAGCTGCTAATTATTTTTTATGTGCCAGCGACTATGATGTCAACAAAGTTCAAAACATGTTCTTGATGCGTGATGGAACAGGACTAAGAAACTGCACACTAAGAGGTCTTAGTGGAACACTTGGTGCACAAAGCATACTTGGTACTCGCAGACCAACTGCCGGAGCATATGTTTCATTGGATCCAGGTTGGGGAGTAGCAGACTCTACAGCTTGGGTAGGAACAAAATCACCGTATGTACAAAACGTATCAACATTTGGCACAGGCTGTATTGGCTTTAAAATTGACGGCGACCTACATGCCGGCGGCAATCAAACCATGGTTGCCAACGACTTCACCCAGATTCTTTCGGACGGTATAGGAGTATGGTGTAACGGAACAGGTAAGTCAGAGTGTGTGTCAATTTTCACATACTACAATCACATAGGCTATCTCTGTACCACTGGCGGAAAAATTAGAGGAACCAACGGCAACTGTTCATACGGAACATTTGGCGCAGTATCTGAAGGATTTGATTTGGCAGAAAGTCCAATCGAAGCCACAGTAAACAATCGATACTATGAAGCCTCTACCTATCAGACCTTGGTGGACAACAATGGCGGATTAATGAAATTGTTTTATTCACATGCTGGAAATGAATATACCACAGCTACTGCATCAATTCTAGCAGCCGGCACGGGAGGTGAATTTGCATTTGACGATATCAGAGATGGAGCTGTATCAGAAATTAGAATTACCAATCTTGGTGACAGCTCAGCAGAAGGAGGCAGCAGTTATTTGTTTGCTACTAATACTGCTCAAAGTGGCACAAACAGAATTATTGTGCTTGCAGGATCTGATGTTAATCTACGTACATCATATCTAGGTGTACGCATAGTTATTAGTTCTGGAACAGGCGTAGGGCAGTATGGTTATATAGCGGAATATGAATATGCTAGCAAAACAGTAACGGTTGGCCTAGAAAGACAGCCACAGGTGTCTGCCACACAGACATTTAGTATTGGCAATCTAATACAGTTGACCAGTGCTAGTCACCTATCACTGGGCGATCCGATTGTCTTCGTAGGCACTAAGTATGGAAACATTGTGGACTACACAACATACTATGTTAAAACCATTGATACTGCCACAAATAGAATCACAATTAGTGCATTGGCAGATATCAGCACCACATTTGGTTTGGTCAACGGGGTGCCAACTGGGGGCAACGACGCTATGGTTGTGCATTGTGTGGGTTGGCAGCATTTTGTAGAAGGCACTCCTATACTGGCATTGCTTGATACTTCTACTAACTATTTCATAGAACCGAGACTCACATTCAGCAGTCCAGGATTTTCTACTTCTAGCTCAACCTTGCCCGCTAACAGACAATGGACCAGTATAGCTTCCAATGCCAACAGATATGTTGCAGTAGCTCTGGACACTGCCGCAACTGCCTACTCGGCCAACGGCACAACATGGCTTGCAGGAGCTCTTCCTACTAGTGCGTTGTGGACCAAGATCAAATATGTTGGCGGAGTGTTCATGGCCTTTGCATCTGGCGGCCAAGCAGCTAGAAGCACTGATGGTATTTCATGGTCGGCAATGACAATGTCATCCACTGCAGAATGGCGAGATGTGGCCTATGGGGTTATAGGCTCCGTGGGCACATGGTTGGCCGTGGCTGGCGGTAGCAACAAAGCTGCTAAGTCAACTGACGGCATTAACTGGTCAGCCTTTAATCTTCCAGAGGGAGCAGATTGGAATGCAGTAGTTTATGGCAAAGGCAAATTTGTTACCACTGCTGCCAGTGACTCCAGCGTAACCGGTGCTGCATTTGCCTATACCAATGCCGCAGCTACCGCTTGGACACAGGGTACGATTCCACAAGGCAGTTATTCATTGGCCTATGGAAATAATAGATTTGTAGCACTATCCGGAGGATATGCTGGAGCCACTGAAGTATCAGTGAGTTTTGACGGTATAACCTGGACAGAAGGAACCATACAAGCACAAGATTGGCGTGCAATTACCTATGCTCAAGGAGTATTCTTAGCAGTGGCCACAGGCACAGCGGTGGCTGCCACATCCATAGACGGTAAAATTTGGGAATATCAAACACTAGGTGCTTCAGGTCCTTGGTGCGCCATAGGATTCAGTAACATTACCAAGCCAGGCAAATTTATAGTAATAGGCGGCCTTACAGAAAATTCAGTAGCCGGTAGATTGATCAGCACAGGAAAAACTGCACAAGGCCGAGCACAAGTGGTAGCTGGTAGAATTTCATCCCTGTATCTTTTCGAACCTGGCAGCGGGTATACATCAGCCCCTGCATTGGTTTTCACAGATCCCAACAACAGCGCAGAAGTTTCCACAGCAGTGAGAATTTCAAACGGAGTTCTAGGGCCGCCCACCATTGTAACCGCTGGTACAGCCTATGAAACGTTGACTACTACCACAACTATCACAGGCGACGGCTACAGAGATCAATATCAAACAGGCAGTTCATTGGTTATAGATGGATTAGATCGACTGCCAGGTCCTGGTGACAACGTCACTATTCTTGGCATCAACGATTACACATACAAATTATTGACCACAGAGATACTGGCTGGCGCCTTTCCTAACGCCACAGCCAGATTGACCATAGCCAAAGATCTTGGAAGAGAAGAATCTCCTGACCACGGTACTGGAATTGAAATACGACAAAAGTACAGTCAGGTACGACTAACTGGACATGACTTCTTGGATGTGGGATTAGGTAATTTTGAGCAGACCAATTATCCAAATACACTGTTTCCAAATGGCACAGTACTAGCGCCGCAAGATGAAATTAGAGAAAGTGATGGTGGTCGGGTGTTCTATACATCAACTGATCAAGACGGTAACTTCCGAGTTGGTGAATTATTTGCGGTTGAACAAGCTACAGGTACAGTAACTCTAAATGCCCAGTTTTTTGCATTATCTGGTCTTGAAGAATTGCGACTAGGTGGAGTTACTGTAGGTGGATCTGGTGTGGTAATCCGTGAGTTTTCAACAGACAATACATTTACTGCTGACTCCAACAACATCATTCCTACACAAAAAGCCATCAAGGCCTATCTACAAGGTAGAGTATCTGGTGGTGGCGCAGATGCGGTAACTAGCCAATTAACAGCAGGTGTTATAGTGATTGGTCCAGACTCATTGTCAACAACTACAGGCGAAGAAATAATTTTTAATGCAAAAGTGAATATAAATGCCGGATTCGAAGGTTCGTATCTGGCACAGTTTTTGTTTTTATCAAGCGGGGCATAATACCACTTGTGGGATTTGAATAAATATAATATGCAAGAAAATGGAGCTATAAATGGCTGAATTTAAACTAGGTAGATTGAGATTTGTATGGAAGTCAGACTGGGTAACCGGCACTACATACTTCAAAGATGACATCGTTGCTTATGGTGGCAAAACATTCTTATGCGTGGTGGGTCATACTGCTGCCGCTGATTTTTACACCAATTTAGATAATATTCCCACTAAGTGGAATCAATTCAGTGACGGCCAAGATTGGAAAGGCAACTGGGGATCTTCAACGCTGTATAAAATCAACGACATAGTGAAATATGGCGGATACCTGTACATCTGTAATGACGGTCATACTAGTTCAAGCACACTAGAAGCTAATCAAGGCGATTGGGATATATTTGCAGAATCGTTTGATTGGCAAAATGCTTGGTCCACTGGTTATGTCTACAAGGTAAATGATCTTGTAAAATATGGTGGTTACGTTTACCTATGTAACACAGGTCATACTTCAGCTGCCACCGCAGCATCAGGTCTTGAAGCCGATCAAGCCAAATGGGATCTATTCAACAAAGGACTTGATTGGAAAGGTGTATGGAGTACTTCGGTACGATACAAGGTGGGAGATCTTGTAAAGTATGGCGGAAAAACCTATGTGTGTAATCTACATCACACATCAAATGCCAGCGCAGCATCTGGTCTTGAAGCCGATCAAGCCAAATGGGACTATTTCAATGAAGGCATAGAATACAAAGGACAATGGGTAACAGCCACTAGATACAAAATTAATGATGTGGTAAAAAATGGTGGCGGTACTTATATCTGTGTGATTGAACACACAGGCGCCGGCAATTTTACCACAGACTACAATGCCGCACGTTGGAATCAATTTGTTGAAGGCATAGAATTTGAAGGTGAATGGTCCGCAGGCCCTACCTATCAACCAGGTGATATTGTACGCTACGGCGGCAACAGCTATATCGCTAAAACTGCACATATTTCTTCAGGTGGATCTCCTCCAAGCACCAATACCACTGATTGGGACCTGTTTACTACAGGATTTAGATTGCAAGGAGATTGGAATTCAGGCACAGCCTACAAGATTGGAGAGATTGTTCGCCTTGGTGGATACACCTATGTGGCCACAGCGGACAATACCAATCAGTCTCCGCCTAATGCCAGTTACTGGAGTCTGCTGAATCAAGGTATAGATTGGGAAGGTGATTGGGTATTAGCATCTAGTTACGTGTTAGGTGATGCTGTGAAGTTTGGAGCCAACAGCTACATTGCTGTTCAAGCACACACATCTACTACCGGCCTAGATAGACCAGACAACGACACTATCGGTGCCTATTGGAATTTGTTGACAGCAGGTAATGAAGAATCTGCACTGTCGGCCACAGGTGATCTAGTATATTATTCAGGTGGCGGACCCACAAGACTACCAGTTGGCGACGAAGGACAAGTTTTAACTGTTGAAAACGGTTTGCCTACTTGGAATTACTTTGGTCAAGTGGCCAAGGTGTTTTATGTTGCGCCACACGGAGTAAATTCTCCTGCGCCAACATACGGAGTCACTGTGGACAAGCCATGGGCCAGCGTAAGGTATGCCTGTGAGCAGATCACTAATGGTACAGAATATCCTAATGCTGCCTATTTGCTCAAGCAGAACAGAACATTTATACAAAAAGAAATTGTAGAATATGTGAATTATCAAATCACCTATTACACAACCACAGTGCCTACACCGTCCAGCATTTGGTACAACTTTGTAAACGACAGTATTTCCGCATGCCAACGCGACATGGGATTAATTGTTGATGCCATTGTACATGATCTTACACATACTGGCAATGTTAAAACTCTTGAAGCCACTGAATCTTATTTTTCAGCAGGTGTATTGATTGCAGCTATCAATGATGAAGAGTTTCAATTAATTGAGGCAGTGAACTACGGACTTGTATTAATATCTCGTATACTGGCTAATCTTGCTCCAGCTCAAAACTATCAAACACTTAATGGCATTGGCGCAGGCAGTAGAATCAAACAGATTATTGATGCTGCATATACTGCTGAAGCCACTGCTTACACTCAGTGCGAGTCGTTGGCAGGCATACTCACAGCAGCGTTGGCCGCAGGTGTAGACACCGGTCTTCCAGTGTTGAATACTCCCGGATATACCCTACAGGTCAAGACCGGACAATACTATGAAGTATTGCCAATTCCAGTTTTTCCAAACACAGCCGTTGTAGGTGATGAACTGCGTTCTACTAGAATTAGTCCTGCAGGCAGCTACACATCAGCCAATGACAAAGCCAAATCAATTGCTACTTTGCAAAGACTGCAATCCATCACAGATGAAATTATTACCAATGCGGCAGTTACTCCTACAACAGGAAATATAGCCACACAGGACACCACATCACAAAAAGCAGGTAATGTAGGTAGTGCAACAGCAGTGTCTTCAGTGTCTGCAAACGCTGCTGAAATCAAAGACATTGTTACAAACAATACTCCAAATGCCTATGTAAAACCAACTCCAACAGGCGGAACTGGTAATGCATTTACCGCAGGATACTTTGATGCTGCTCGTTTGATCAATGCTAACAAGGCGTTCTTGCAAGACGAAGTCAGCGAGTGGATACTGGCACAAATTGCTGCAAGTACCGTAGGATTCGTTGGATTTACCTATACCGGCACACGTAGAACTAAATGTG